AAACAAGGCTCTACTGAACTATTTAAAGTTGATGGTGCAAACAGCAAGGTTTTAGCGTTAGAAAATTATGTTAATACGCAATATGCACACTTTGGAATTGCAAACGATGTGTCTGATGCGTGGTTAGCAGACAACCACCACCCAATCCCATTTGGAACAACAATGGGTGCTGTAGCAAACGATCAAACTACATTTGGAACATCTACTGATCCTGCAACTTCATTCACGACAGCTAATAGTAGTGATGAAAGAGCAAGTGATATTATTCGATATTGTTGGTATGTATTCGATGCAATAAACATAGATGGCGTTGTAGCTTTAGAAGGAGCAGATGCAGCTACTGGAGATACTACTCGTATGCACCTTATGTCTTATGATATTACATCAGGTTCTACATCTTGCTTAACTAATGGAACACTTTTAGCACATAATAGCGATGTGACCAATGCAGGTTCAGAACAAGCATACAAGACAAGTTTCACAGTTGATAGTGCAACAGTAGCAGCAGGAAAAGTTATCTTAGCATTTTTTAGGTCAGATAGTGTTAATTCTGACTATTCATTAAATATCACAGTTAAATATCATTTAACATAGGAGCAAATTATGCCTTACATAGCAAGACCATCTTCAGGTGGAACACCTACAAGAAGAAAAGGAAGAAGAAAAACAAGACCTTTATCTACAATAACAAAATCTATTGGATATTCAGCAACAGTAAATGACACTTTACTTGAAATAACAAAAGCTATAAGTGCAACTGAATCAACTTCAGCAGATATTTCTCATGTAACAGTAACAAACACAGGAAGTGTTCCTGCTCTAGCTGTTTTTGCATACAATAGATGGACAGATGAGGACACAGTAGGAGCTGTTTCTTATTTGCATTTTTTATTAAGTGCAGGAGAGAATGTTTCACTACCTGCTCAAAGAGCTATAATGACAGATGATTCTGATATGTATGAAGGTGATGTAGTTACAGCCACAGCACCCAACTCAAATGAATACACAGATTCAGGTGACAATGTTGCAAGTGGAGAGCTAAACAACACCACAGATCCAGTTGTGTTTGAATTAGACAATGGACATGAGCAATATAGAGTAGGCGACCTAATAAGATGTGAGAATGAGATTCTAAGAGTAGAAGGAACTTATGATGACAATCCAACAGCTTCAACAGTAGCAGATAATCATATAGTTGTGTCAAGAGGTTGGAATGGATCAACAAATGCAGCACATAGTGGAACACCTGATATAAGATTCCCATTTTTTAATGCTCATCATGACTACGACAAATACAGCGTTGCACAAAGTGACGATCAGGGAAGATGGTCAGCAACTAACTTTTATGGATATGGTAGAGCATCAACATATTTAAGTGGTATTCAAGCAGGTTCAGTAGCTATCCAGTTTTATAGTCAAGGTTATCAGAAACTTGGATTGTCTGATATTACAAATAATACAGAATCAGGTTTAACAGCTTCAACAGCATACGAGTTTGACATCACAGTAGATGGTGGAACAACATTCAGCAACCTATCATTTACAGTAGATTCAAGTAATACAAAATTTGGTGGCTCTAATGGAATCGTTGCAAAGATTCAAGATGCACTAGACACTCAATACTATACATCAGGAAATCTTTTCCAAAAGAGAGTGACTTGCACAATAGAGGGTGGCGATATAGTGTTTCGGTCAGGAAGTAAGTTATCAACATCGGCAATATCACTTGGCGTAGGTTCAAGTTTAGCTGCTGAGTTCTTTGGAACAGGTAGAATCCCTGCTGCTAGTGATATTATGGCTGCTGTAGATGCAAGATTAGAAACAGAAACAACTTATGATCCAATTACATACTCGACAACATACAAAGATATATTCATTAGAGATGATGGACTAGGAAACTTAATATATCAAGGTAGGGTGGTTGGAAGCATTAACTATGAAACAGGTGGACATTCTTGGGCGATACCATCATGTCCAAATGCAGAGTTTGTTGTGAGTGCATTATACAACTCTCCTCTTTCAGGTAAACAAGATGCGAGAGAATCAGCAAAGATCAATTCACTCATCGCAGTATATGGAAACACTCCACAACAGAAGGGTAATGCTACATTAAAAGTAGACACATACTAGGAGAAATAAATGGCGACAGATTTTAAATATGCAGCACAAAGCGATTTGCAAAGATATGTAGGCGATGTTGTTGCAGATGCAGATAGTAAGCGACAAGTTTATGGTTGGAAAGATACAGATACAACACATCAATATCAAGCATTTGACACAGGTTATATCAGTCAATTATATTTTGATGGTATAGAAGGAACTTCAGTAGGAGATTCACCTAATGCTAACTATGAATATAATTATTCTTCAAGCACAGATTCTGTTCAGGTATTTATAAATACAGCAAATCCCAATGATTTAGTCGTAGAAGCAGGTTTTGATAACGCTACTTATTATGACCAAATGCTTGTAGATGCTTCATTAGAGCTAAATAATTTGCTAGATGGTAGATATGCTACCCCACTACCAAAAGTTACCCAAATAGACCAAAATACAGCTTCTAGTAGCCAAGCTAAAGAATATGATGCAATAGTTATTAAGATGACTTGCTATATTTGTGCTTCAAATGTGTTAAGAGCAAATGGTGAGATTGAACAAGCAGATTATTATTATGCACAAGTAACAAATGCAGAGCGAACTGGAATGGTTGATAGATTAAATGCAGGAGAGTTCAAGCTATCTTATGAAGTAGATGCAAAAGATAGACAAGGTGCAATTAATAATAAAGCTGTTTCAGGTAGTATGGATATAGTCGAAACAGCAGGTGCTTATGTAGGCGAGAAATATGACCTCTTGAAAATAGAAGCGACAGTAACTGGTGCTTATGGTGTGGGAAAAGTAAAAGTGCATTATTATGGTAACGATAAGATTTGGGGATCTGAATCTGATGAAGAACTTGTTACTGGTGGACTTCAATCATTATCAGGTCTAGGTGGACTTCTTGTAAGATTTCAAGGAGCATCAATTACAGATGGAGATACTTGGGAGATAGAGGTGTCTAGTGCAGATAGAAAGATAACAAATGCACAATCATCAGCAATAGAATTAACTAGAAAAGGGTATTCTTACTAATGGCTGTTACTTATGATGAGATATCGTATAAGTATATTGAGAAGGGTTTAAAAACCATTGTTAATGATGAATTTAAAAATGTATATGTGTCGCCAATATTTACAATGCGAGGAACAGAATGTATTAGAATTATGGTTGAATCTAGTAGTAACGAGCAGACCACTAATGCTTTTGAAAGAAGGGTGTTTAATGTGATCCTGCGATACTATCAAAAAGGCGACCAACGTAGTGAAAAAACATACGAAGGAATGAGAAGAAAAGCAGATCGATTAAGAAAGCACTTAATAGACAACCAAACTGCAAACTCATCAACAGCTAAATGGGTAGCTTTAGACATCGATACTATAAATTTTAATGTATTAGACGAAGAAAACGAAGAAATAGACAATTTAAATATAACCGAGTATCTGTTGTCAGTTACTCATCATAATCCATTATAAGGAGTAAAAGATGGCTCAATCACAAATATACAATCCAAGCTCAAATGTATCAGTTTGGATACAAAACGAAGCTATAGTAGGCACAGAGCCTGACGATGCAGCTTTGACACGACTTCAAGCAATATCATTCACGATTCCTGAAGCATCTGTTCCACTTGAATTTTCATCACCTAGAAGTGGTCAGTTTACAACAACAGCATCACAAGGAAGGCACTCAGAGGGAACTAAATTATGGACATTTGAAACAACTCTAAGAGGAACACCTTTTTCTGTGTTATTAGCTTGTGAAGCAGTATTTGAACAAGGAACATCAACAGCAGAGCTAGACAATGATTATATATTCCCCACAACAGGCTACACAGTAGCAACAGGTTCAGGTGCTAAAACATTTGATATTAGATTTGTTAATGGTGGAACAAAAGCAGCAGCAGAAACTATAGAATGTGGTGGGTGCGTTGGAACTGGCTTTACACTATCTGAGGATATAGGTTCTGAAGCAGGAGAGCTTGTGGTAACAATACAATGGGCAACAGGATTCATGCCTGTTCATTCAGCAACAGATATTTCATCTCCTGCATACGATGAGCAAGTTCCGAAGAATATAAGAAATCTTGCACTAACAACAGCAGAACTTGGAAGTGGGAATGATTTAGTTGTTCAGTCGTGGGATTTAAATGTATCAAGAACAATAGAGCGAGTTCATTATGCAGACATCACTTCAGGAACGTTTGCTCCATTTGGCTATGCTATGACTGGTGGTTTTGAGATTACAGGTTCATTGACAGTAATACGAAACGAAACTATACACGACATTCTTGCTAGTTTTTACAATAGCACAGCTCTTGATATGAAACTTGCTGAAACAACAGCTAGTGAATTTACGATAGATATGGATAAGGTTTTGCTAGGAGAATCTACTATTGACAATGGTGGTTCAATACTAACACAAACAATTCCATTCACAGCAGTAGCAGATGAAGATATTGGTGGCTCTAACGAGCAGGTGTTAGGAATAACAATCACAACATAATATGAAAACATCAATAACAGGCGAATCTAAAAACAAAATAGAATTTGAAGTCAAAGAGCTTAATCTTGATGATCGAGGACTATTTAACAATTCATACCATAGGGCAGAGCTATCAGATCCATTAGATTGGACAGCGTTTGCTAAATGTTGTTTAATAGCTACTGAGTATGATGAGGTCACGTTAAATGAATTGACGGACATAGAAATCATCTTAATTGCTAAAGAATGTTACTTGGTTGTGAATAAAAAAAAATTGAAGAAATAATTCTTCGATTAAATGTGCAGATTTCATTAAATGGTTTACAGAAGAAACACAGCTTACCAAGTGAATTTCCTTATGAAGCGATAAATCCAATGACTGCACAAAGAGCGATGTTTAATAAGATTGAAGATGTTTATTCTTTGCTTGTTGAATGTTATGATAAGTGCATAAATAAAGGGTTTAATCGTTTGGGAGAAGCATTATATAGCCAATTACTTTACATAGCAAATGATACATTGTTGCTAGATACTAAAATGCAGAATCTTATAAGAAAGTATCAGTTTTGTAAGCAGTTTAATTGTCCACCTTACCCATCTCTACAAGAAACACCTGCTAATATAGTTGAATCATTTATGGTTATTGATGAAGAAATAACAAATTTTAACACTAAGGAAAAGAATGGCTAACAAAACAACATATGAAATAATCGCTAAAACCAAAGGCTTTAAAAATTCTGAAAAGCAAGTTAAGGGATTAAATGGAGCGTTGGGTGGTCTTGCTAAGAAAGCAATAGGTGTTGCAGGAGCATACTTTGGAACTAAAATGTTGCTTGATGGAGTCAGGTCATCTATAGATGCGTTTGGTGAGCAAGAATTAGCAGAGAAAAAACTAGAACAGGCTTTAGGAAAAACATCAGTTGCGTTGCTAAATCAGGCTTCTGCTTTACAAAAGGTTTCTATACATGGTGACGAAGCAATAATTGCACAACAAGCGTTTCTCGCTTCACTTGACATGAGCGAAAAGCAAATAAAAGATATACTTCCTGTTGCAGCAGATTTAGCAGCAGCTACTGGAATGACACTTGAATCTGCAGTTAGAAACACAGCAAAAACATTTAGTGGATTAGCAGGAGAGCTTGGAGAACTTGTTCCACAATTAAGAGAACTAACAGCAGAGGAAATGAAAGCAGGAGATGCTGTTAAGGTTATGGCTGAACTATTTGGAGGAGCAGCATCAGCAGAAGCAGAAACCTTTACAGGTAAGGTAACAAGGGTTAAAAACGTGCTTGGGGATATGGCTGAAGATATAGGATCTAAAATTGCACCTACAATGGGTAGGTTAGCAGATATGTTTTTAGATACATTTGAAAACAGCGAAAAAGCACTAAGAATTTTAAACACAATAAGAGATGATGGAATAGCTATGGTAGAAGACCAAAATTTTTTCCTTGCAGCTCAGGTAATACAACTTGATAATTTAGATGTGAAAATGACAAAACACATTTTTAATCTAGAAAAAGTAAATATGGAAACATTGAAATTTAATGAGATTACAGGTATGCAACGAGCAGCAATTCTGCAACTAGATAAAGCAGATTTAACATCAATTTATGCAGGAGCAGTAAAAGATATAGGAACAGCAACAAAAGCAGGTGCAAAAACAATGAAAATATTAACAATCGCACAGGCTATAGCAGATACATACGCAGGAGCAAACAAAGCACTTGCACAAGGTGGAATGTTTGGAACAGCTTCAGCAGTAGCTATTACAGCAGCAGGTTTAGCTAATGTCCAACAAATTAATCAAGCATACAATCAACAAAATGCTCAATATGGATTTGAAGGTGTCGTTACAGAACCAACGCAGTTCACAGTAGGTGAGGGTGGTGCGAATGAATATGTTTCAGTAACACCTCTTGAAGGCGTAAACAATGCAGGTGGATCAGGTGTAACAGTTAATGTTACAGGAAATGTTATGAGCGAACAATTCGTAGAAGAAGAACTAGCAGAGCGAATCGCTGAAGCAGTTAGACGAGGTGTTGATTTCGGAATGTCATGATAACGATTAAAGATAAAATAAAAAACGATTTAAAAGCACCAGTTACAGATGTCCAATATTTACTTGTAATTGATGAAAAAATATACATAGCAACTCGCAAACAAATGTTCGGTGTAGATGAAAATGCACAATACTATGAAGATAGAGATCTTAAAATATCTCGTATTGGCGAGAAAATAGACCTAAAAACGAATAAAATACAATTATCGAGTGTAAGTATCACTTTATCAAATTATCCTGTTTCAGCAGGTATTTGGAAGGGTGGGGATAGAATATCAAACTTTACAAACACAGTTAAGATTGGAGCTAAAATTGATATTTACTTAAAAACTCAGAGTTGTGACAGGTTAAGTGATTGTATGCAAATCGCAAAAGTAAAAATAACAAGGTTGGATTACGATGAGAGTAAGGTAAAAATAACAGCAGATGACATTGGATTAGATTCTTTTTACAAGCAACTTCCAAATCCAAATTATGTTTTAAACATGGAAGAAAACACTTTTCCAAATTATAACTTAAAGCCAATCCCTATTTTATATGGACATTTAGAATCAGCACCATCGGTTGTTCGTGTAAAAGATATGCACTCTGAATCCTATAACAAAGAAAACAATATAGAACTTTTATTTGACACAGCAGAGGTTGATTCCAACATTGACATAGATGGTGCAAAGCAAATGCAATTAGCTAGTCCACTAAATGGTTCTTATAAATTAAGAACAAATTTAGTCAATAATGATGTGGTTCAAATAAAGATAGGCGATTCGCTTTGCTCTGTTAGTTGCTTTCCTTATTTAACTACAAGACCTGAAATAAAAGGCAAGTGGGGATATAGTCAGTTTAGAAGCACTTATCCCTCTAAAATAATACTAAGAACAAACACAGGAACTAATGAAACATTATTAACCAATGGAGCGTTGTGGGTTCACACTAACTCAAAACCTATTGGAAATAGAGCATATAAGATACAATCATTTTATAGTAACCAATCGGAATCTACTCAAAAAATATTTTCTGTATGGAAATCACAAATAGCAGGAAGCACAATGTCAGGAAATTTAACTTCCATTTTTGAGAATCTTCACACCGAAAAGTATACAGGAACGAATTATACTCAATATACAGGAGAAGCATTAGAATTTTGGAGTGAAGATATTGTAAATCAACATATAATGTAT